TGTAGTCCTGCGCGGCGACCGGGGTCACCAGCAGCAGTAGCAGGAGAAATTCAGGTAGCGGTTTCATCGGATGGACGTCCTTCTGGGTTGGGTGGCTTTGGTCTGACGGTTGATGAACGCGCGAACGCGGTCGATCGTCTTGAATTGCGGTATGGCGCCGCCCTCCAATCGGAACACGAAGTTGCCGTTGTTCACGGCCTGCTTGCCGAAGTTGGTTTTGTCGACGCCAGACCGCGCGCGATACGCCTCGATCTCGGCGAGCAGCTCCTTGGCTGCCGGGTGTAGCTTTTTAATAACCATGTGGGGGTAATAGCGCGAAACCTATTGCAGGTCAACCGCGGCGCAGCTAGGGTGCGACATCTTCAACCGGAGCATCACATGGGCATCCCGACCACCTACCTCTCGCTGCACGACGTCACCAGCCTGAAAGCGACGGTCCTGCAGTCGCTCGACAGCCCCCTGATCCTGACCATCGACAGCCCGCACGGCGCGATGCAGATCAGCCTCTACCTGCGGGACCTGGACACCGCCAAAACCGAGTTCCTGGCCGATGTCATCAACGCCGCCGTGCACGAGCCGGCGCCGCCTAAGGTAGCCTGCCCGGCCGAGAAGGCCGCCTACGACGCCGCCGACGACTACTGGGAACGCCTCAAGGTCGACCTCAACCGCCACCCGATCGAGAAAGCAAGCTGATGTACGATCTGACCTACATCCTCGCCGCCACCATCACGGTCGTGATCCTGATCACGATCTACGCCGCCATCATCGCCGAATGGAGGGCTGGATGACCGACCGTCAATTCACCCACCCCGACTTCGGTAATCAAGCGCGCGTCGAAGTCTGGGGCAAGGAGGTGCGGTTGATCTTCGTCGCCCACAACAGAGCGAAAGCGAACCACTTTGCCGATTACCTCGTGAGCCAACTCAAACAAGGCTCGATCAATATCACCATGATGGGCAAGCCGACCAACATCACCGAGGAGGGTACGTGAACGACAACAACCGCGTCACCTACGCAATCTGGAAGGACTGGCGCACCGGCGCCTTCGAGGTGGTGCGCTGGTGCGGCAACGAGCATCTCGTCGTCCAGACTAACCTGGCCAGCCGCGGCAAGGCGATGGCGGCCGCCGACGTCTGGCGGGCGCGCGAGAAGGAGAAAGGGTTGGCGCCCGAGTAGAAAACGCCCGGCGGGCCTCCGGGGGTGTTGGAGGGCGGCCGAGCGTTTTCACAGGGTGCTTTGTCCATCACAACGAAGCGGGCTTAAGATAGCCCGAGAGAGGCGAGACGACAATGAAGAAAGCCAAGGGAACCCACGACGATCGATCGGAGCCGATCGGCATCCACGAATGGGAGCTGGACAGCATGGCGAAAGCGATGCGGATGATCCTCAAGGAGGCGATGGAGATCGCCACCAAGGAGTACAAATGCTACGCCTGGTTCGCGCATGACTGGGGGCCGAAGAACGACGGCATCAAGCCCCGCCGCAAGCCGCCGGCCGATGTCTCCACCGTCTTCGTCGAGCTGCCGCTCGGGCCGAACGAGGACGACAGCCCGCGCTGGTCGTTTACCGTCACCGAGCTGGTCGAGAACACGATCGGCATGTATGAGCACGGTGACGGCGGCTACATCGACGACGAGGACAAGCCTGGCCTGGTCGCGCTGCGCGACAAGCTGCGCTCGCTCGCCGACACCATCGACGTGGCCATGGCGCGCGTAGAGGACGGCGCGCCAGGCGGGAGGCGGGCATGATAACTGTAGTCATGCTGAACGGCGGCATGCCGGATCACGTCGGCTTAATCCCGCACTGGCTCGACGAGGACGACCCACGGCCGGCTAAAGAGCAGCTCCACGAACACTACGCGCACGGCGGCGGCTGGCGGCCGTTTGAGGGGTTCAGGCTGGGAAAGGATGGCAGCATCAAGTATCCCGGCGACATGCCCCACAAGCCGCTGGCGCTGATGAAGCTGCGCGACGAGGCGATCGCGATCTACCCGCACGGCTGGGTGATGATCCTGCAGAAGGACGGCAGCTTCGAGATCTGCCGGATGGACTAGCGCCGCACCTCGCAGCGCGCGATCTGCACCAGATTGCGCGCCAGCGCCTTGCAGGCCGCCTCCGCGTTCAGCGCATCGACCTGGGCGCGGGTGTAGGTGCGAACGTTGAAGCTGTCGTCGATGTAGCGTTGCTCCTCGATCGTGAGGCAGCCGGTCAGCAACAGCGGCAGTAACAGTGAAGCCTTCCACATGGTTACCCCCTTCTCTGCCAAGGCCACGTTTGCAAGTAGATCGTGCCGGAGAACCCCCACACCGCCCACCATAGCTTCTCGCCGGTCCACCCTGCCTGAAAGCGGCGCAGGTTCTTGCGGTCGAACCAGACCCAGCCGCCGTTGTGGACGTTGTCCCAGAGCCGCACCTTCATGGCTCACCCCCATATGATCTGCGCACCTAGCGCGAGCAGGGTCACCACGATAACCGCAAACAGCGCGTACCACCAGTGGCTGACGTACATCAGCGTACAGGCGAGCCGAACACATGCAGGCCGAGCAGGCCGACAAGGATGAACAGCACGAACCATGAGCCGAACGGTGCCCACGGCACGCCGGCGGGCCGCCACGGGTTCATGCCCCAGCCGCCGAAGATCAGCGTGATGACGTAGAGTAGCCAGAACCAGATGCCTGCACTCATGGGACGCCTCCTACTTGGTTGTCTCCATCAGCCTTCGGACTTCGGCGCACGTCTCTTTGACGGTGACATACTTGCCGTCGAGCATGTTGACCTGACACTTCACGTTCGGCGAGAACGCGCCGATCGACGGGTCAGGGTTGCGCAGATTGGTGATGGTCTGCGGGTTCAGGTCCAGCGCGATGCCGGAACCGGAATGCAGCACGATCATCACCAGCATCGGTATCATGGATGCGCCAGCAGGTACTCGACCGTGAGCACGTCTAGCGCGGCGGTATCCTTCGCCCGCTCGATCAGCGGGTTCGCCGTGATGTCGCGCAGCTTCTGCTTCTCGGCGGCAATCTTGCGCTTGAGCGGCCCGTCATCCTGTTCATCCGCGCGCTGGTAGGCGACGTCGAGCACCTCCAGCATCGGTTTGCGCTCCTCGCGCAGTTTGGTGCGCCTGACCTCGCGGGCCTTGGTCATGCTGATCATGATGGTCTTGCTGGAGACGGTCCACGCCTCGCGATAGGTGCGGCTGTCGGGGATGTCATCGACCGTGATCTTCTCGTAGGCCACGATGGGATCAGGGTAGTCGGCGGCGACACGCGCGATGTCGTAGAACACCAGCGTGGCGTTGGGCACGCTGTCGGCCTCGTAGGTGCGCATGTCGTCAGAGGGCAACGGGAAGCGCAGTTCCTCCGTGCCGTCGAGGGCGGTGAGGTACTTCTCGCTGCCGTTGATGAAGGTCACCGGCAGTGTCTTGCCATCAGTGGTAATTTCCTTCGGCATCACGGTCGTTACCGCGATGCTACCGTCGTTGCGCGTCATTGCGTAGAGCATGTCAAGCCCCCGTGGCGTGGAAGCAATAATATTGTGGATCAGTCAACGCCCCGGTCGATGCCGTGACGGAATGGAGACGTATGGCTCCGACTGACGGATTGCCCATCGTACAACTCTGATTGGTAGAGGAACAATAAATTGCTGCGGTGGGACAGTTATTCACTGACGTAGAAAACAAAAAGTTATAGTTGGCGTCAGTGAAGCCGATGCCGCTGTCAGAGGTCGAAGCAACACCCATCGAGAACCCGCGCCCGCCGAATACGTCGATCAAGGCTGCGGCCCGGATCGCACCGGGGCGGGTGTCGACGTAGTTCTTGGTGGTAGCGTGGTTGGACGCAGTAGCTTCCGCGCCCAGCGCAGTGGCTCCTCCCGACAGAGAAAAGTTGGCCCCGTCGTAACCTATAAACTTTGCCCCCGCCGCTTGATTGCCGAAGTATAAAGTCCCGGCTGCGCCCGCCGAGCCTACCTGCATATGCGCCTGCGCCACTACAAAGCTGGCCTGTATGCCGCCCGCAACACCAAGCCCGCCCGCGACCGTCAGCGCGCCCGTGGCGGTAGAGGTGGAGGCTTTGGTGCTGGGGATGTTGACGTTGTTCGTTGCCCCGTTACCGCCCAACAGTGGAATGTCGCCCGTGGCGGGATTAGCGATGAGGAAGTTAGCGGCTCCGGCCATCACAACGCTGTCGCCGTTTTGGTACATCACGGCGTTGCTGGTCGCCCCCAACGACGGCACAAAGGAGATCGCAGGTGTTACCGTGCCCGTTAACGTCAACCCACTGACACCGTGGGCGGTAAAGCTGTCGGCATGCAGCGCCCCGCCCACCCCCACCCCGCCCGCGACCGTCAGCGCGCCCGTGGTGGGGGAGCTGGAGGCGGTGGTCAGCGGAACGTTGACGATACCGTCAGTCCTGATCCTGAAACATTCGGTCAGCGTTCCGTTGCCCGTTGAGTACACAAGGTCAGCACCATACGGCGAGCGATCGATGCCGAACCGAAGACTGCCACGGAGGCTACCGTCCGTAAAAGTTATTTCAGCGGCATCACCACCCGCGCCAGAATTGTTGCTGAGAGCTATCGTTGGCCCGGTGCCGCCTCCATTGCCTTTTGAGATGCCCAGATCTCCCGTCATGGTGTCGCCCGCCACATTGACGTAGGCGGCATCGAGGTCGGCGACGGAGCCGGGCTGTAGCTTCCACGCACTCCACACGCCGCTGACTTTTGTGCGAACATACACAGGCGTGCCTGCCGTCGTCATGCAGCGCGCTTCCAGCGTAGGCGCGTTGATGCCCGCCCCACAGCCGTAACAAATGCCAGTGATGTAATCTGAGATCGGTGCTGCTGTCGCACCGGGCAGCGAGTAGAAGTCACCATCGACAAACGGGAAGGTGTCGTAGTTGGTCACCACCTGACCGGCGATCTCGCCCGACAGCGCGATCATCGCATCGTGCGCGTTGTTGGCCCCGGTGCCGCCAGCCACGATCGGGCGCGGCGTGTTGAGATCATACTCGATGTCGGAGATCTCGCCGTTGTGCACGGTGCTCTCGATCGTCGTCCCTTCGACCACGTCGGGGAACGGCTTGACGTAGATACCTGAACCGTCACGGGGCATTAGCGTGCTCTCCTGCGTTTTTCGTAAGCCTCGCGCTCGGCGCGGTTGCGCTCGACGCCGGATGGCTGCGAGATCGCCTGCTCTGCCACGGTCTGCGCGATGATGTCGCGCATGTTCTGCGGCAGCGCGCGGTTGCCCAGATAAGCCTGCCCCAGGCGGGACGTTGCTAGCCCCGGCGCGATGAGCGGAACCCCAGCACCAACTCCAGCGCCGATCGCCGCACCGACAGGCCCGCCAATGATCGCACCGACCCCGGCACCGATGGTGCCACCGCCACCGGATTGCGCAGCCAGCCGCGGGGCGGTGCCGCTCTGCGGCAGCGGCTTCATCACCACCGAGGCGGCATTGGCCAGCTCGTCGAGGTCGCCGCGGCGGGCGGCGTATTGCCCCGCCGGGCGCCGGGATCGAACTGCCGTTGCGAGTGCCAGTGGCGACAGATGCTCGCCGGCTTTGTCCACGGCGGGCTGTATCTGCTTCATCAGCGCGTAGCGGCGGTTGTTCGCCGCCAGCGCCGCGGCGTCGGCGGGCGGCAGGCCTGCCATATAGGCCTGGTCCATCGCCCGCTTGTATTCGGCCAGCGCAATCTGCTCCCGCGGGTTGATGCCGGGCGCGCGCTGGGCCGTTCCGATCTGCGATCGGATCGATTGATATTCGTCACCCGGCATCCGGCCCTGCCCGGCCACCAGGCGGTCGATGATGTCGTTCTGGGTGGCCTCGATGTTGGCGGACCGATTGTGCGGCTGCACCAGCCGCTCGTACTCGGCCTGCGCCCGCGTCATCCGGTTCTGAAATTGAGGGTTGGTCACGAACGGCGCTTGCGTCAGTCGGGTGTAGTTATCCGACAGGCTCTCGGGTCCGTGAGCCGCAACCCGCGGGTCGGGCAGGTTCACGTCGTCAGGAACTCCCCGCGCGCGCAGCTCGGGGCGGCTGTAAATGCGGTCGGTCACCGCGCGATCGAGGGCGTTCAACGGCGCGTCTCGCAGCCGTGCGGCCTGCCCGCCGACCAGCGGCATGTCGACGGCGCTGCTCTCCGTCCACTGCAGCTTCTTGTTGCCGGTGCGCTGCCCGGCCGTCAGCGGAATGTTCTCGCGTTCCAGCGCGGCCACGGCGCGCTGGTAGGCCCCTTCCGCAGGGGCGAACGGCGTGATGGCCTTGGCCGCGCCAACGCCACCAACAAGGCCTGCCGCACCGCGCGCCCACGGCTCCCACGCGGTGCCTTTACCCAGCTGCCCCGCCGTCTCTGACGCCAGCGCCGGCACCACGGTATTGACGGCGCGGGCCGCGACGCCCCCGCCGCCGGGGATCAGCGCCCCCGGCGCGAACTCGCCCAGCGTCGAGGCGTACTGGCCGGGGATGGTCTGCGGCTCGTAAAACTTGCCGGTATAGTCTTCGATCGATTTCTGTGTCTCAGCGCCACCCGGCCCGGTCAGTAGCCGAGCCGCCGGGACGTAAGTGCCGGCCGCACGCAGCACCGCAGCGCCTTTATCGAGGTACTCGTCAGGCACGCCGGCCTGGCCGAGCCCCCAGCGCCCGAGGCTGCCGAGCGTGCCGCCAATGCCCAGCGTGCCGGCGACGCCGCGGCCGACGCCGCCGACGAACCCCTTGCCGATGTCCTCGCCGTAGCCGACCGTCGGTGTAGCGGCCTGCGGCGCGTCCGGCGGCGGCTTGTTGTAGACGTCGAACGACGTGACCTCGGGCGCTGCCGCGGCGGGCGGTTCGGGATCCCGGCTGTAGACGTCAAAATTCGTCATCGACGCGGCGTCCTGTAGCTGCTGTCTTTCGACGGGTCGCCACCAATATATTCCACCGGCCTGCCGCCGCGGGTGCCGATCTGGCCGATATCAGGCGCCGGCGGGTCGTCGGGCGTTTTCTGCCACGCGGTTACCGGTTTATTGGCGTGGCGTTGCGCCTGCTCCACACTGCCCCGCAGGGTGTCCTCGAGCCGGTCGAGCGACTGGTGGAAGTATTCCTTGGGCTGGTCCGGGTTGACCATGGACTGCGCTTGCTCGCCTTTCATACCCTCCTTCTCGCCGATCGCACCCGCTCCTTTGAGGGTTTCGTAGCCGGCCAGGAAGCTCTTGCCCTGCAGCTGCTTGATAGCGTCACCGAAGGCGCCAGCGGCGGTGCCGGAACGTTCCCGGAAGAACGAACCGCCCCTGCCCAGGCCGTACTCCTGGCCGGGGTGCTTGCGCACGAAGTCGATCAGCTCCAGCGACTGCTTGAGCTGCGGCACCGTCTTGTCGACGGCGTCGACCGTCGCCGCCATCCGGGTTTTCTGCTGGTCGGCCCACTGCTCGTCCGAAAGGCCGGCCGGCTTCGGCGGCAACGCCGGAATGCCGGTGCGTTGCGGGCTTTGCGGCGTACCGAGCAGCCGCGGGTCGACCTGTTGCGGTGCGGCGGCGCCGGTGAGTGCCTCCTGCTGGGACTTCCGCGCCGCGCGAATGTCCGCATCGGCCTTGGCACGCTGTTCCTCCTGCAGCTTGGTCAGCTCATGGCGCTGCGTCAGCTGGTCTTTGTAGATGGTTTGCTGCTGCGCCAGCTTGGCTTCTTCCTGCTGGTAAAGCGGCGCGAGCCGCTGCTGCACGCTGTCGCGGTAGGCCGGCGGCGTGCGCCGGACCTCGTCGCGGATGTTCTGCATCACCTGCGTCATGGTCGGCGGCGGCGTCGGAACCGGCGGCAGGTTCAGCACGTAGCCCGGACCCGGTCCTTGGGCGGCTGGTGGCTGCGGTTGCGGCATGGCGCGGACCGGCGGCGGCTGCGGGGCCGGCGCCACCACCGGAGGCGGCGGGGTCTGTGGCTGCGGCGGTACGGCCGGCTGCGGCGGGACGACCGGCGACTGGCCGCCACGCGCCGCCTGCTGTTGCTGCATGGCCTGCGCCAGCATGTTGCGCCCCTGGTCGCGCTCCTGCGCACTCGGCTCGTCGCCGGCGGCCATGACAGGCGTGCCAGGCGGCGGCTGCATGGCCGCCTGCGGCCCGCCGGTGAAGCGGTTTTGGAAAGGCGTGGGTGGAGCCGCCTGCGGCGGTGGCGGGGCTGCCTGCGGCTGCGGGAGCGGCGTCAGGGGCTGCGTCAGTGGAGGTGGCTGGGGCGGCGGTTGCGGCACCGGCGGGATGTTCGGCCGCGGCACACTGTTGCGCCAGTCCTGCACCGCGGCAGCGGCTGGCATCCGCACCGGCGCGCCGGGTTCCTGCGACTGCTGCTCATCCGGCGGCAGCGGCCGCGCCGGCAGCAATGGCGGCGTCACCGTGGGTGCTGCCGTGCGCGCAGCGGGGACGATCGTCGTACTCTCGTCGGCGGTGTCCTCGGGCGCGTAGGAACGCCGCAATGTCTGCGTCGTCGGTGATGCGGGGGCGTTAATGATGCGATCCTCGGCGGCGGTGCCGGCCTTCTCCGCGGCCGCGGCCTGCCCTTCGATGGCGCGGACCCCGAAGGCGTCGCCGAGGCTGTCGCCGATCGAGGCCAGTCCTTCTCCGAAAGTTTTCGGGTAGGCCCGCTTCTGCATCAGCATCGCCAGCGCAATCTTCTGCCGCAGCGCCTGCGGCACGTTCTTGCTGTCTACGGGATCGAGCAGACCCGACATCCCCAGGGTCGACCAGTCGAATGCCATCACGATGCCCTCAGTACGCTGCCCATCACTTTAGCCGGGTAGATGTGCTTGACGCCTTTGCGCGTGGTAACTGCTGACTTGTCGATGCGCTCGACGTCCTGCGCCATCGGGCCGACACGCTCCGCCTGTGCCGGGTCATCCTTGTATCGGTACGAATATATCGGCAGCTCGTGCTTCTCGCCGTCGGGATCCGCCGCGAACACCGTCGCCATCTTCGGCCCGACATCTTTGACGCGTTCGTCCGAGGCCATGATGGCCGCGCCGCCGAGCTTGCCGCCGAGGCCGAGCAGCCCGCCCATCGTGCTCTGCCAGTTGGAGTTGGCGCTCTGGTAGTTTTGGCTCTGCTGCGCAAAATTCTGGTTGATCAGCCCACCGATGTCGGTGGTCGGGATCTGGCTTTGCGGCGAGTTGAGCCAGTTCGGGTTCTGCACCTGGCTGCCACTCATTAAGGCGCTGATCTCGTTGAGCGGCTGGTTGCGCTGCTGGTACTGCTCCTGCATGTACTGATTGCGCTGCGCGTTTTGCGCATTGAATAGCGATTGCACGATGTTCTGCTGTTGCGCGGCACCGGCATTGTAGAACCCGGCCTGCGAGGCGTTCTGCGCGTTTTGTTGCTGTTGCGCGGCGTTGGCGAAGCTGCCCGCGCCGAGCATCTGGCTGTAGTTTTGCAGCTGCGCCTGGTTGGCAAACTCGCCGCGGCCCTGCGCCTGACCGTAGGCCTGTTGCTGCGCGGCGTTCTGGAACTGGCCCTGCGCCTGCGCCATCTGGTTCATGCGGGCCTGCTCTTGACCAGCTTGGCTAATCGCGCCGAACCGCGTGTCGGTGGCCTGGCGATTGTAATCATCCATCGCGCTGGCATAGGCCTGACTTCCGTAGCGAATGCCTTGATCAGCCAATCGCTGCTCGATGTTGGTCCGCTCCCGCGCCAGCTGCGGGTTCATCCGCGACATCAAGCTGTCCTCGACCCGCTGCCGATCGGCCGAAAAATTATCTGCAGGTCCATAGCTGCGCGCGATGTCGCCGGCGTCGCCGAACGTGCTTTGCGCCTGCCCGTAGTTGCCGAGCGAGGACTGGATCGGCCCGCCGGCGTCATAGGACTGCTGGGGGGATATACGTTGCTGGGTCAAGTCCAACGCATTGCCCGCCGCCGGCGCGCTGCCTACCGGGTTGAAGTTGGTATTAAGCAAGTTGGAAATGCTGGCCGACTGCGAGTTGGCGAGGCCGGCCAAGTTCATCTTGGCGGCGTCGGTCTGCGAGCGGATCGCCTGGCTCTGCGGCGACAGCGACTGCGTGCTCGTAAACTGCGGGATCTGGTAGGTCTGCCCCGTCGACGGATCAGTCCAGCCATAGTTGCCGGTGACGTCATAGCGAAGGCTGCCGTCCGGCGTGTTCTGGTTGACGTTGTTGAGGAACGCGTTCGCCACCCCCGTCGAGACGTTGGTGCCGGTCTGCGCGGCCGCGGTCTGGTAAGGGTTTGGAGGCGTCGGGGCGTCGGGCTTCATGGCCTAGTATCCTTGCGGCATCGGCTGCTGTTGTTGCGGCATCGGCTGCTGTGACATCTGCGGCGCCGCCCCCATGGCGCCCATCGCCTGGGAGCCCGGCTGCGCCATGCCTTGCATAGGAGGTTGTGGCGGCATGCCGGGAGAAAGCGGCATCGCGGCCGGCGGCATCCCGCCCCCGACCGGCGCCCCCTGCGGCGGCGCGCCTGGCGGCGGCTGCTGCGGCATGCCCATCTGCTGCATCGGGGCTTGCGGCATTTGCGGGATCTGGGTCTGCGGCTGCGGCTGCGCGATGTTCATCAGCGCGCTCGCGATACCGTTGCGCTGGCTGTTCTGGGCAGGGTTAAGATAAGCTGACGGCATCAGGCGGCCTCCTCGAGAGGTAGCGACAGCTGCACCGGGTCGGTACGGCGATGCCGTTGATTAAATTTGTTGGCGAGCCAGTCCTCGACCGTCAGCGTGCCGATGACGCCGTCGCGATCGCGCCCGAGCATGCGCGGCACCGGGATCAGGCTGTAGCCGAAACGCGACATCATGTAGAGCTGCCGCTCGTCGTCAGCCGGGACGCGGTTGACCACCATCTGGCAGCGCAGCTGCAGGAACGGATAGCCATACATCTGCCGCAGCGTCTCGCGCGTCATCCAGTACTTGCCCGGCAGTGCGGCGCCACTGATCTCGATCACGCCGGCTTCAGGTTGGTAGCCGTGGTAGACGAGGCCCGCGATCAGGCTACCCTGCGCGTCGATCACGCCGATCGCCGCGGATGCTTTCGGCAAGCCGCGGCCGTGGCAGTCAGGGATCAGGCTCGCGACAAACGGCGCGATGATCTCCGGGCGATCGTAGACATAGCCAAGCATCACCACGGATCCCCTGAATTATTTCCGCCGGGCCCTGCGCTGGGACCTAGTCCGCTGCCGCCACCGAACGTACCGTCGCCAGCTGGACCGCCGGGACCAAATCCGCCGGGTCCGTACCCGCCGCCAAATGGTCCAGCGTCTGCAACACCGGCAAGGCCCGGTTGCCCGCCCCAACCCATCACGCCGCCTGCAAAGCCGCCGCTACTCGCGGTACCCGAGCCGCCGAGCGGGCCGGAATTGGGGCTGCCTGGCCCGAAGCCGAAGCCGCCGCCTGCCGGGCCGTAGCCGCCGACGTTACCGGGGCCGACTGTGCCGACGCCGATACCGAGGCCGTTGTTGCCGTTACTAGGGCCGGGACCGGGACCGGGTCCGGGACCGGGACCGGGTCCGGGACCGGGACCGGGTCCACCGCCGCCGCCGCCACCGCCACCGCCACCGCCACCGCCGGGACCAGCGCCTACTCCACCGCCGCCCATGCCGCCCATGCCAGCAGCTTCACCGCCGGTGCCCGCGCCACCGCCGGGGTTCCAGTAATCGGTGCCGTCCCACATGCCCCATTGACCGCCCCGGTTGACGTAGACCTGACCGTTATAGGGGTCGCGCCACCAGTCAGGGCCTCGGGCTTGGAGTGCCGCCTGCTCCTGCACGAAATACTGCCCCTCGGGCGAGTTGAAGTAACCGTTGCGCTGGGCGGGAGCACCGCCGTACTGCCGATAATACGCCGCCGGGTCCTGCAGCATCAGCGCCTGCGAGGCGGCGGTGGCGTCCTGCGCGCTGCCTCCCGTGGTGCCTAGGTTGCCGGGGCCGCCCAGCATCCAGTAGTCCGGGTTGGCCCGCCACGAAGCGCCGTAGCCGTAGCCAGCGGGGATGCCGGTCGGTCCAGGGTCCTGTAGCGCCCATTGCTGCCACGCGGTTTCATCGACGCCGCCGCTTGTCGTCGGCTTCGGTGAGAAATACTGCCCCCACATCTGCGGGCTGAGGCCGCCGTACTGGGCTGATGGTGTCTGCGCTTCCTGCATCCATTGCGCCCGCTGCGCCATCATCGCTTGCTGCTGCGCCATTATCGCCTGCGCGACGGCGTCACGCTGGCTGTTCGCGCCTTGCATCTGCGCCATGACCGCCGCGTCGGTCTGGGCGGCCCGCTGGTTCAGCCCGGCTTGATACACTGCGTCGCCGCTACCGCCGTCCGCCGGCGGATCGGGCATGTCCATGTAGCCGCCGCTGCTGTCGCCTGAGCCTGATATTCCGTACACGCGTGCCATGTCGGTTATTCCTTAATTTCAGCTGGCGTTTGTCCAAGTGTCGCGGAAGGGGTTCAGCATGTTGGGGTCGCGCAGGTTGGTGCCCGCCTCGCCCTTGTCGTACATGATCGCCGGGTATTCATCGCTGCCGAAGCTGGTTCTCGGCGCTTCATACGCGGGCGCGGTCGGGAAATTGTACGGCTTGTATCCCCACCCTGGTGTCGTATCCGGGTTCAGGTTGGCGTAGCCCTGCGTGGGGTCGATCGCTGGCGAGGTGTTGGTCGCGTCCCTGTACCGCTGACCAGACATCAACTCGTTTTGCTCTCGGTTATCCGGGCGTACCTGCGTTGACATACCGACGTTCTGAGACGCGCCGCCGGTCTGCTGCCTCACCCAATCTGCCGCCGCCTGCGGCCCTGCCGTCATTTCAAACGTCGACCACCAGGGTTGGCTGGCGTAGGGGTTCGGCGCGCCCATCGTGCCGATGCCAAGCCCGAAACCGGGCTGACCAGTGTAATTCTGTTGCCCGATGCCGAAGCCTGGTGACCCGAAACCGCCGCCCTGCTGGATCGGCTGCTGCGGCGTCATCGGCTGCACGCCTTGATAAGGCGCGAAGCTGGTGCCGCCCGTGTTGGCGACGCTACCGAAGGTGTTGTCAAAGTAGCCGGGACCATAGGGCTGACCCGGCATGTTACCGAACCTGTCACTGAAGCTGTCACCGGGCAAGTTGCCCGCGCCGGGGTCGCCGCCGCCACTGCCACCGACGCCATACTGCCGGTAATACTCGGCAGGGTTCTGCAACATCAGCGCCTGTGAGGCCGCAGTAGGTGCGCGCGCCGCATCGCTGCCGATGCCGCCGCTGCTACCGCCATACGCGTAGGGATCCCACCCGCTGAAGCTGTTACCGCCGTAGATGTTGCCGCCGGTCGCGGTCGTGTAGTCGCGCCCGAGGCCCGCGTAGTAGGCAGGCTGCGCGCCGAAGCTGCCGCCGCTGTTGGCGTAGGGATTGTAAGCCTGCGCCATCATCGCCATCGCCATCTGATTGCGCTGATACTCGGCGTTGTTGTTGTTGATCGCCCCTGTGGCCAGCGGCGTGTAGCCGTTGCCGTAGTTGATGCTGTCGGAGTAGCCGCTGGCAAGATCCATCAGGGTGCTCCATCGCCTGCGCCGCCACCAAAGCCACCCCCGTAGCCCTGCGGCTGCTCCGCCGTTATTCTGTTGTACTGTTGGTTCATCGCCAGCATTTCTGGCGAATTGACGCGGTCATATTGCTGTTGCGCCCACGCATTGGCCGCGTCCGCACCGGCCGCAGCGTAGAATGCATTCCAATCGCTCTGGCCCAGTATGTTCGCGCCGAAGCCGGGCGGGGCCGTACCGTAGGGGCCTGCGGCCGCTGGCGCGGCAGCTGCCGCCGCCGCCGGCTTGGCAGCGATCTGGGCCGCGGCGATCTCGTCGCGTGTGTTCGGATTGTACGGCCCGCCCTGCGCCAGCACGCGCAACGCCTCGGGGTCGACCATGCCGGCAGGGTTGCCGGTATTAAACGACACCGGCCGGCGCGTCGCCTCGACCTTGGGGTTGGTCATGCCGAAATTGGTCGCCATCCATTGGTCGACCGCGTCGATCGACTGCTGGTTGCCGGCCTGGTAGGCCGGGGCGAATAGCGAGCCTAGTCCTGGCATGGCCGTCCTCTATACGTTGACGCCGGCGCGCTCGAAGGTCGCCGCGATCGAAATCAAATCCACTTCTGGTTTGGCGGCTTGCGCCACGGTAACTTGAACGACAGGCGCGTGGCTGTAGCCGGTCTGACCGATCGAGACCCAGCCAGTGTTCCTCACCACAGGCTTCGGCGGCACGCCCCCATCCCAAATCGCGTCGCCCCACAGCCCCTGATCCCAGAGATCGAGCACGCCAGGATCCGGCCCCGCCGGCGGCGGCGTCGGCAGGGTGACGACGTAATCGGTGGTGGCGGAAAGCTGCGGCGTGAACGGCTCGCCGGCACGCGCCGAGAAGCTGGCGCGCGACTGCCGCCAGGTTACGGTCTGGGAAGGGCTCTGAAACATCTCCCAGCCGCCGACCAGCGTGGCGACGTAGGGCTTGCCGTCATCATAGCCGCCGCGGTCGGCTTGCATCACGACACCTAGCTGGGTGCCAAAGAACATATCACCGCGCATGCGCATGAAGCACATGCAGTCCCATCCGGTGAAGCGCGCCCAGGCGCCGGTGGCGGCGTTGACGACGAGGCACTTCTGCTTGCCGGGAAGATCACCCGGCAGCGTCGTGAAGATGCCGCCGTATTCGTCCCACTTGCACATGGTCCACGGCTTGTCGCGCTTGTCGATCGCCTCCTCGCGCCACATCGGCTTGATGGCGCGGGTGATGGCGGCGAGCTCGAGCTCGGCGCGGTCCTTGGTGATGGCACCCGACGTCGGCATGATGCCGTCGACGGTGGCGATCAGAAGATCGCCGCCGACCGCGAGATGCGCGTTCATGCCGAGCGGCGGTGACATCTGGTAACGTCCCTCCTGCCGCCAGTTGGCGGGGTCGGCGGGGTTGCTGCCCGTGAAGATGAGCAACTCGCCGAGGTCGGTGCAGAACACCAGCTTGTCGTCGATGCCGTCGCCGGCGTCGATGCTCCAGGAGGCGCAGAACAGCAGCTTGCCGCCTTTGGTCGCCGCGCCCGACAGCGGGATCATCTCGAGATTGCCGCCGACGCTGTTGAGCCCGAGGTACCAGGCGTTCATCGAGTTGAGCTCGATGAAGAACAGGCGATTGCGGTACTTGCAGACGTAGGACAGGTTCGCGCCGCCGTCGACACGCGCGCCGGGGTACTTCACCAGATCGACATCGATCTGGCTGGCGTTCAGCGTCACCCACGCAGCACCATCAAATCGCAGTGGCGCGTTGCCGGCGTCATTGACGACGATCATCCAGTCGCCACCCTGGTTGGCCATCTGCGCGGCGACGTAGTTGCCCGAGGTCTGGCCACTCTTGATCAGCACCGGCGTCACGGTGGTGACGTCGTATAACTTGGTGGCCTGGCCGGCGAACATGCGCTGGTTGTTGCCTGAGGCGTACTGAAATCCAGAGACGATCGGCACGGCGTCCGGTAGCACGCACCAGCGATCGTGTCCGCCGCGCAAGCTGACGCCCTTCATGGTCGGCTTCCAGTTGTCGCAGATTACTGCGGCGCCCGGCTGCATATAAGCTTCGTTTTCATTCTGAATGATGCCGCGCGTCGGCGCGGGGATAGTGATGGTCTGCAGCTGCTGCGCGACCTGCTGCGGCACCGCCGACCTGCGAAACGCTTCATGCTTGCTCATGTCGGTAACGCCCACGGATAGGCGACCCTGGCGCTGGCTGAGATCGGCTGCCGCCCTACAATGATCGGCGCCGGGCTGTCGTGGCCCATCGCCATCGTCAAGGCGTCGCCGTAGGTGCCCATGTCCTCGGCGTAGGGCGAGCCCTTCTGCGCCTTCCACTGCCAGATCATCGCGAGTTTTAAGACCCGTTCGTCGAGCGTGAAGCTGTCATTGTCCGTCATGAACAGATCGCCGCGCCCGCCGGAGGCAAGATCGATGCAATTTTTGTCGAGGTAGGAGAAGTAGGCCGTCACCGCCGGCGTCGCCGGCGGGCCCGTAAACGGCCCAGCCATGATCGGCCAGATATGGATCTTGCCGCCCATGATGGTCCACTCGCCCCAGGCATTGTCGCTGGCGTTGGCGGCGCGGCGACGCATCCACTCCTCGGTGTCGGGAATAAAGCGCATCGGCGTCTGCGTCGAGGTTGAGCGCCAGACATTGCTGGTCAACAGCATGCGCTTGAAGTTGGCCGGTAGGTTGAAGGCCGAGGTGCCGGCCCACACCGCGAGCGGATCCGGCTGCGGCGGCACCCACTGCCCGTCGCCGGTCAGCGTCGCCAGCGCGCGCAGCTTGGTCCAGTCGCGGCTGTCGTAGGCGATGCGCTGCGCCATCTCGTTGGCCAGCGAGAGCATCTCCTGCATGGTCCTGTTGCCGGTGAGGTTGGAGAACACCGACTGCGGCAAAGCTACGCCGACGGTCGCGCAGACGTCCTTCACCACCGACAACAGGGTCATGTCATGTCGCTTTCTGCTCGGCCAGCTTCTCCCGCAGTCGACGGATCATGCCAATCAGCTGCCGCACTTCGCTGCCGACAATGATGGCGCGGTCGTCTTTCGATAGTTCATACAATCGCGCCAGCTCCTCATCGCTTAGATCCATGTCACGCCGCCTTCGGGCTGCAGGCTTCTGCCATGCGGACCAGGACCGCTTTATTCAAAGTGCCGAGCGGCGCCTGGCCGGAATTGGTCGCGATGTATTCGCGCAGTTGCTCGGCGCTCATGTTTTTGAACTCGGAGGTGGCCTGCGCCTCGCGCGCCTTCTTCAGCGCCAGGTCCTCCTCGAGGATGGCATTGCGGGCTTTTAGCGCCTCGAGCTCGGCCTGCATCTGCAGGTTCGGCGCGCCGCGCTTGCTTTCTTCGAGGTAGACCTGGGCTGAGTTTTTCCATTCGCGGCCGCCCTGGCCGAGGTTCTTCAGCTCGGCGCCATCGATCGCGGCCAGTGCCTCGACGGTGTAGATGTTCTGCGCGCGCAGCTCGGCGCGCTTGCCTTCCGAGAGGAACGGCACCGCCGCCAGCGGCGTGCCGGACTTGGTCTGTTGCGCCTTGGCCTTGAATTGCTGGTACTGGTGGCGAAAGCGTTCGGCGTAGGTCTGCTTGGTCTGCTCGCCGGTTTCGGGATCGATGATCCAGCGTGTCACTTCTGTTGAAGGAAACACCTTA